CCGATGGGTTCCGCGACCCCTCACGGGTGGTCGACTAGCGGTTCCAAATTACGATTTCTGATTTTTTCAGTGTAGCCGGATCGGTCAGGGTTCGCGGTTGACACGCGGTGGCGCTGTGTTTAATCCTGATGATTCCGTTCAGCTTCAGAAGTTAATCAAGTCGCTCAGAGCGTCGTATCGGTCGCTCGATAAACACCGTCAGAAACGCCGGGAACTCATCCGTGATTTCACTGGCGACTGGTCGGCTCAGTCTGATTCTTACGTCGAGAAAATGCCGGTCAACATGCTGGCTCTAACATTCGACGTCTACCTCATGTATCTGGCGGGCAACAGCCCGCGTGTGATTCTTCCCACGTTCCGTGAGGACTTGATGCCGTTCGCTGCCAACATGGAAGCAGTGATCAACCGCGAACTAGAGGCAATTGAATTCGACCGAACTCTGCGCCGCTGGGTGATGGAAGCCATGTTCTGCATGGGGGTTCTCAAATGCGGGATAACCGACAGCGAATACGTTGAAATTATCCCTGGTCAGCCGCAGCCCGGCCAAGAGTATTTTTGCGACGTCATCGACTTCGATGATTTCGTTTTCGACACGCAGGCAAAGTCTTGGGACAAGATCACGTTTATTGGTGATCGATACAAGGTTGACTATGACGCGGTTCGTGGGAGCAGTGATTACAGCGAGGAAGCCAGAAAAAGCTTAAAGGTGGCAGAGCAGGGAGACGTCTGGAACTCGGATAGTAGCGGTGGGCGAGCTGACGAGATTGGCATTGATGCTCGGCGTCAGGTTTCTGAAGAGGACGTCTGGAAGAAGACGTCTTGGGTATGGGATATCTGCTTGCCAGAAGAGGGCCTGATCTTAACGGTTGCTGACAATTCGGAAGACGTGACCAAGCCCTTGAAAGTGGTTGAGTATCAAGGTCCAGCAACGAGCCCTTACCACACGCTGTTTTTCACCGATGTTCCTTCCTCGACGATGCCGTTGCCACCTGGCCAGGTTCTAAAGAGCCTCAATAAGGCAATCAACAGTTTGTATCGGAAACTGATCGATCAAGCGAAACGGCAGAAAACGTTAGCCTCCTATCGCGAAGGCGAAGAGGTTGAGGCTGAGAAGATTCAGCGAGCCGGAGACGGGGAGTTGGTCGGTCTATCGAACCCTGACTCCGTGAAGGAGATTAAGTTCGGTGGCGCAGCCCAGGAGAACATGGCTTTCGCTATCCAACTGTCGGATACGTTTTCCCGTTTAGCGGGTAACCTTGACGCGCTTGGTGGGTTGGGGCCGCAGTCGGAAACCTTCAAGCAGGATCAGATGATCCATTCCACTGCCAGTCAGAAAGCTGCCAAGATGACGCGAGAGGTCGTAGACGGGACGACGGCCATCATCCGTGACTTGGCGTTCAACATCTGGTCTGACCCTTACCGAACATACAGGACGTCACGTCGCATTCCAGAGTTTGACGCTGAACTAGAGGTGGTTGTCGAGCCGGATGACCGCCCTGCTTCGTTCGAAGAATTCGACGTCAAGATTGAGCCTTACTCAATGTCTTATCGTTCTCCGCAGCAGCGAGCGAATGAGATCACACGAGTTATTACGCAGCTGGTTATGCCGATGATGCCGATGCTTCAGCAGCAGGGGATTGGGGTAGATAGTCAGCAGCTGTTCGAAATACTCAGCAAATATATGTCCTTGCCTGAGCTGAATCAGATTTTGACTTACCAACAGACGGAAGGACCGGATTTACAGAATCAACCGAGCCCTGGCTCGCCAAACACGAAGCGAACGTATGAGCATGTGAGTCGACCTGGAGCAACTCGCCAAGGTCATAACCAAATTATGCAACAGATACTGGCAGGCGGTAATCCGCAGGAATCGGAACGTGCTGTGCTAGGGAGGCCAACGGGAGTGTGAAAGCTAGATACTTCAGGTATTGCGGCGAGACAAAAAAGGTGGTCGAGGTGGATCGGCAGTTTAGTCGTAACCGCCCTCAGTACCCTCTGCCTTGCGAGGCCCTAGCCGTTCATCCGTCACAAATCTCAGAGGCAAGGGAGCATGCCCGCGCGAGTGGGGTATCCACTGATTTTAGGTCAGACGGAACTCCGATTATGCGAGACGCATCTCATTACAAGCGTTACCGAAAACTACAGGGCGTTCATTTCAAGAACGGGTTTGAATCATGAGTGAAGAGATTAGCGAGACGACTGCTGAAGAACTCGACAAGACCTTGAGCCCACATGATACGGGCAGTATCGAGGAGATGGCAGAGAGCTTGAAAGAGTCGGTGCCGGTGGAGAAGCCGGAGACTCCTGAGAGTGAGCCATCCGGAGAGCCCTCAAGCCTGAGCGAGAAAACGATTTCCATAGCTGAGGAAATGGGTCTGGATGTTGGGTCGATGGATCCTGAAGCTGTCCAAGGGATTGTGGACCGCGCGGAGAAGCGAGCCTTTGACCAGTTCACGAAACTCATGGGCCAGCAACAGCAACAGCAACAGTTGCCACCGCAGCAGCCTGAGCCGCAGGAACCGCCTCATTGGCAACAGCAGCAACAACAGCAGCAACAACAACAGCCCGACCAAGGGCAACCATCCCCAGGGATCGACCCGTTCAAGGTCGACTTGGATCCAGATGAGTACGGCGAAGACGTCGTGGGAATCTTTAACAAGTTGTCCGACCATCTTGGGAAAATGCAAGAACATTACCAATCCAGAATCGACAGTCTGGATCAAATGATACAGGGTCAAGCTATCGAAGCTCAACAAGAGCAGTTTGACTCGATGTCCGCCTGGTTCGATGAGAAAGTTTCCGAACTAGACGATGCCGTTTACGGCGAAGGTCGAATCGAAGACCTAAATCCGGCTGGACCGGAGTTTCAGGCGCGTCAGCAGATGTTTGAAAAATATCTATCTGCTTTGTCGTTTGAAGGGGAGTCTGATTCGTTTTCGCAAAACGATGACGTGTTAAGTCGACTCTTCCGATGGGAGGGGTTGGCGAGTAAGTCTGAAGTGAATGACCAGCGTCGTTTATCTGAGAAGATTCAGGAGAGATCTAATCGCACCATCGGTAAACCGAGCGGTCGGAAATCTTCTTCGCGAATCGACGATAGCGACATTGACCCCCAGTCTGGGTTTCCGAGTGCGATGATTGACAACCTCAATCGACGTCTCCGTGATGCACAGACCAGTTAACATGGAGCAGTAAATTGCCAAACGCATATACTACGGGTTTAACTCCCGACCAAATTGACGATCTAGTCGTTAATACGTTGCACGATTTTGAGAAGGATAAGTGGGTTGATATATCCACCGAACTCCAACGTTATTTCGCGCACGAGAACTATTTACTAGGCAACCGCATCGGCGTTAGCGGCGGCGACCAACTCCAGTGGCAGGTCAAGGTCCGTAATACGGGCGCGGCCAGCAACACCGGCATGTACGCTGTTGATAACATTAAAGTTGCGGACGTGATGAAGCACTGCAATTTGAAGTGGACTAAGCAGACCACTCACTTTGCATACGACATCGATGAATCTGCCTTTAACAGTCCGACTGCTGTTCGCATTCTTGAGCTGATCAAGACTCGCCGGCATGCAGCACTCACTGATTTCGCGGAGCTGATGGAGCAGAACTTCTGGGGTTTACCCTCTGATCCGACTGACGAGATTGAGTCGAAGAAGCCGAATGGCGTCCCCTATTGGATCGTTCGTAACGCAACGAAGGGTTTCAATGGTGCCGCACCTATTGGCGCTTCACATACGACGGTAGCCGGACTTAGTCCGACGACTTACGACCGTTGGAGAAATTGGACCGGCAGCTATAAGGTTGTCGACAAGCGAGATCTAGTCCGTCACATGCGTGAGGCGGCTGTGAAGTGCAATTTCCGTGCTCCTGTTGAGCATCCTGGTGCTTCCAAGGCTCCTCGGTTCCGAATTTGCACGACGTACGAGATCATCCAAGGATTGGAAGAACAGGCTGAGCAGCAGAACTCCAATCTTGGGAATGATGTTGCATCTCGCGACGGTGACGTAATGTTCCGCAAAACTCCAGTGTCTTGGGTTCCTTACTTGGACAATAATCAGGATACGACGGGTACGGACGATAACAGCCACCTTGGCAAGAACCCGGTTTACGGGATTGACCTTGAGCAGTTCCGAATGCTGTTTAAGACAGGGGCTTTCATGCGGCAATCGAAGCCGATCATTGCTCCGAATCAACATACTGTGCGACATGTTCACTGGGATTCTTGGACGCAGTTCCAATGCCTGAATCGTCGTAGTAATTTCGTTTTAACTCAAGCTGTCTAAGGAGACGTTTCATGCATATTGCTCAACTTAGCGCAGGCCCTGTTGTTGAGACCCATGAGGTTTATTACTCGGGCACTGACGAAGTGAAGCCGGGATACGTTTTGTGTGCAGATCTTTCGGAAGACCTTGTCCCACAGGCAGGTGAATTCGATGAGATGCAGCGAGGCCGCGTCTTCAAGAAACCTGTAGATGCTAACTTGGCTGGCCCCAAGCGAATTGTTGTCAAAGCCCCGTCGAACATTGACACGTCGGACAAGTCCGGCTGGTGCGTTGTTGTCGATCCGGCTCAGTCTTCCATGTTCACGGCTTCGGTGGACGGGACGACTGACGTGGCTGTTGGTGATTACCTCATCCCAGTTGACGGCGAGTGGCATCTAGCGAAGTCTGCTTCGGCGGTGACGGCGCAGGATATGCGGCTAGTGGTTGGGATTGCCCGTGAGCCATGGACGGATAACTCAGCTAAGAACATGCTGGTGTTCCGGGCGCGTTAACACGAGGGAGTGCGTCGTGCGGTTGAACCCTGACGAGTATGATGCCGCACGACGCCTCTCGTTTTTTTGGGAGCGAGTAATGAAAGAGGTAACACTCCGTGAATACATCGTCAAAAACATGTCACAGATACCGATAGAAGACATTGCGTCTAATCTGAATCTGACCCGTGTTTTGGATTCTCACTTTCGTGATTCCTCGACGAAGGTTTGGTTGGATGACGACGGAAATGTGTCTCGGATTATCGACCCAAATGAGGTAGTGGAGAAACCGGCAGCGACCAAGCGACGTCGAAGAAAATACCCCGCTCAGGAAGCGAAGCCCGAACCAATCAAGAAAGTAAGCGATGTCTAGCGACAATTTCGGCGAACTTCGAAGGGCGGCTGGTCGGCAGCTTGGCTACGGGAGAGACCCCGACAGCTGGTCGTCGAACCAAGTGACTGACATTTGGGACAACCTTAAAAGTGGCCTCAATCAGTTTTATTATCCGCCTCGATCTTTGGACGGCAGTCCGTCTTACCAATGGTCATTTATGCGACCTGTTGGCACATTGACCATGGTCAGTGGAGAGTCGGAATATGTGCTGCCGGATAACTTCGTTTCGATTGTTGGTGGTCTTTATTACGTTTCGAGCGACTTGGCATCGACGAGCATTGCGATTGTGAACGAGGCCAGGATTTTGCACTTGCGTCAGCGTCATGCGTTCGACGTCTCCAGCAACAATCCTCAGTTCGCGGCGATCACGCCCGTTATAAGCGATGGTTTAGCAACTCAGAAATACAAGCTGCTGTTCTATCCGACTCCTGACCAAGCCTACTCGGTGCAATTCACGTATATCGCACGGCAAGACGTGGAGAAAAGTGACTTGGCTGTTCCGTTAGGCGGCTCTGAGCATTTTGAAACGATCCGAGCCTCAGTGTTAGCTGCGTGCGAGTTATTCCTCGACGATGCCAGGGGTGAACACTACCAGAATTTCCAAGAACGCCTTCAGGCAAGTATCGATTTAGATCGAAAGATGTCGTCTCCTCAGTCACTTGGCTACAACGGCGACGGAAGCAGTCCAGAGGCGAGGTTTGTTCGCAGTACCCGGTTAACCAGTTATGAGAAATTCCCGTTATGACCTTTATCAATTCAACGTCCTCGACGTTCAACGTTTCGGTTCACAACACTCTCGGGAGTGCTGTTTCGGTCCCGTTCGGTAGTTTTCGCCGGGCTTTATTGAATGTGCCGACTGGCGCTAGCTCCGCAACAGTCACGTTCTATGCGTCGGGGTCTGAAAGTGGAACCTTCCAGCAAATTTACGACTCTTCTGGGTCTGCCGTTAGCCTCGCTGTGGTGGCTGATCGTTCTTATGACTTGCCTGCCGCTGTAGAGGCGGCAGAGTGGCTTAAGATTGTCACGTCGACCGGGACGGGAACTTGGACAATTAGCGCGAAGAGCTAACTATGGCAAAGCGAATCGAAGACCTCACTGCGTTTGTTCCTGGGTCAGCACACACGACCGACACTTTCGTAGGTGTCGACAGAGTCAATGACGATGTTTCGTCGAAGGTTAGCCTTCGCAATGTCTTGGATTTGGTTCAAGTGTGGTCGGAAGTGGCGAACAAGGCGGCTCGTCCAACGGTGACAGCGACTAACGTAGGTTATCGTGCCAAGGTTTTGACGAACGGGCTGACTTACGTGTGGGACGGCACCGCCTGGGATATCGACGATCCGCTAGTGAAGGTTACGGCAGCGGAGCTGGCGGCTCTTTCCGAGCTTGAGG